GAGGACAATTATACGCCGATCTCACACAAGCAACTGCAGCAACAATTAACCAATTACGTCAATCATTCCAAATCCAAAAATTATTAGAAAGAGACGCACGCGGTGGAACACGTTATACAGAAATTATTAGATCGCACTTCGGAGTTATTTCTCCGGACGCCCGACTCCAAAGGCCTGAATACCTTGGAGGCGGTTCAACACCGATCAACATTAATCCAATCGCGCAAACGTCTGCTTCAGCGGCTAGTGGGACCAATACTCCTCTTGGTACACTTGGTTCTATGGGTACTGCTCTCGCTCATAATCATGGATTTACTCAATCATTTGTTGAGCATGGCGTAATTATCGGATTAGTATCAATCCGTGCTGATTTAACTTATCAGCAAGGTCTCTCACGTATGTGGAGCCGCGAAACTCGTTACGATTTCTACTTCCCTGCATTTGCTATGCTAGGTGAACAAGCAGTTCTTAATAAGGAAATTTATGTTACAGGAAACGATAGTGACAACGATGTATTCGGATACCAAGAACGTTGGGCCGAATATCGATATTATCCTTCCCGAATTTCCGGACTCTTTAGATCAACTGCAACTGGCACTATTGATGCATGGCATCTTGCCCAGAAGTTCACAACTTTACCAACATTAAATGATACTTTCATCGCTGATACTCCACCTGTTGAGCGTATTGTTGCTGTTGGTTCAGCTGCCAACGGAAAACAATTTATTTTTGACTCATTCTTTGATGTTAAAAAAGCTCGACCATTGCCAATGTACTCAGTACCTGGCTTAATCGATCATTTCTAATGTTAGGCGAGTTAATTTCAGCAGCCGCCTCCATTTATGGGGGCGAGCGAGCAAATCAAGCAAATATGGATAGGCAGGAAGCTGCCAATGCTTTTAGTGCTCAACAATTTGCAACACGCTATCAAACTACTGTTAAAGATATGCAAGCTGCGGGTTTAAACCCCATGCTTGCTTATTCTCAAGGCGGTGGTAATGCACCGTCCGGTCAAGTAGGTGCACCAATGCAAAATTCTATTGGTGCTGGTGTTGACAGTTATAACCGCACAAAAGCAACTAATGCTCAAGCAGCGTTACAAAATGAACAGATCAAAGTAGCTGAAACACAAGCTAATTTGAACAGTGCTCAAGCTTCTAAGGTAAACGAGGAAGCTGAATTAATTAAAACTGATCGTTTGAAACGGGAACAAGAAGTTCCCTATGTACAACAACAAACGAAAACAAGTGAGCAACAAGCTTCTGCTTATGCTCAACAAGCGATAGCGTCGGCTCAACAAGCCGTACAATCTCAAAAACAAGTTGAGGTACTAAATCAGAATATTGATAATTTAAAAGCTGAATTGAAAAAAATTCAGCAAAATAATGACCAGCAAGCTCCTGAATCAGAGATTGCTAAAAAGTACCCAACCACATATTACATATTCCATAAACTATTACCGAGTCTGTCAGGCAGTATCGGTAAACCATTTAATTATAGACAATGAAAATAAAAGAACCTTTTATTCGTAATCCTTACAATTATGATACGAATGCTGCGTCAAATGAGTCTTCGTTGGTTTGTCTTGAGCCAACGAAGGCTCAGCAGCATTTCAAAGAAGAATGCGACATTAACTATGTCTTAAATAACTTCGGGGTTACTGCTTTAAGCACAACCCCTTTAACGCCCCGCTATGGCGATTTCTCAGACGTGGTGGACTACCACTCTGCTCTTAACGCCGTTATCGCCGCAGAGGACTCATTTATGGCCTTACCGGCCAATATTCGGACTCGTTTCGAAAACGATCCGGCAAATCTAATAGATTTTCTAGAAAATCCCGCTAACCGTGAGGAAGCGGAAAAGCTCGGAATTGTGACAAAATCCGAGCAAGTACCAGTTGGTTTACTTGATCCAACTGGTACAGGTGACACCAAACCACAAAAAACGCAATCAACCGAGGACTAAATCATGAATATGTTGCACCGCAAACATGTAAATAAGCGTAAATCAGTAAGAACATTTCGCAAACATGCTTCCCGGACGAAGTCCGCTAATGTCCGCTCAGCCCCACAACGTGGTGGTTGGCGTTTATAAACCCGTAAAAATATGAAAGGCTATCAAGACTATGCCTTGTTTTACTCCTTTACAGGCGTATATCACGCCCTACCTGACCAATTCACAGTCAGGAAAATCCTATCGGAAAGTTTCCTTTAAGGAAGATTCCGATCATTCAATATCACTTAACCTAGCGTGTGGCCAATGTATTGGCTGCCGCCTAGAAAAATCACGTGCTTGGGCAACTCGTTGTATGAACGAAGCCCAAATGCACTCTCAAAATTGTTTCATAACACTTACCTACAATGATGACAATCTCCCAAGCGATAAATCGCTACACCACAGAGACTTTCAACTGTTCTTTAAAAGACTTCGAAAAAAATTCTCAGGCCAAACAATCCGCTTCTACATGGCTGGCGAATATGGCGAAAACTATGGACGTCCTCATTTCCATGCCTGTATCTTCGGATGGAAACCCTCTGATCTCCAAAAATGGCAAAAGAGTGGTGACTCTGACCTTTATAGATCCAAAATCCTCGAATCTCTGTGGGTCAATAAACATGGAGACTCTCTCGGATACTCCTCTGTCGGCGATGTTACTTTTGAATCAGCAGCTTACGTGGCTAGATACATAATGAAAAAACAAAATTCAGACAAACTAAATCCAAATACTGGTAAACCCTATGATGCCGTATATGACTACATTAACGTTCAAACGGGCGAAATAACAAAAAAAACGCCTGAATACAACAAAATGTCTCTTAAACCTGGCATCGGAGCTACATGGATTGAAAAATATATGTCTGACGTATATCCAAAAGGCGAGATAATTATTCGAGGCAATAAAAAAACTCTAGCCCCAAAATACTATGATAAAAAATTCAAACAAACTGCTGATCCCTATGTATTCGACGAAATGCTTTACATTCGCGAAACTAATGCTAAACTACGATCTGAGGACAACACACCAGAACGACTTGAAGTAAAAAAACAAGTCATGGCTGCTGGACTCAAACTTAAAAAACGTGTTCTAACTTAATCAAGGTAATCAAGATGATATTAATAATCTGTACAGTAAAAGACCGTGCGGCTGACGCATTCGGTCGTCCAATGTTCGTACCTTCAACTGGAGTCGCTATTCGCTCCTTCACCGATGAGGTAAATCGCAGTGATTCTGAAAACAATCTATATAACCATCCTGACGACTTCGATCTTTATGATCTCGGCGTGTTCGATGACCAAACTGGAATGTTCTCACTGCACGATGTCCCACGACAACTCGCCATCGGGAAACAAGTAAAAATCACTACTTAAAAAAACACCGAGGGGAAAAGGCTTTATCTTTCCCCCGGAAAACTACCAAGGAAAACTATGCACCGCAATCGCTCAGTAGATGTACATCAATTCGCTATGATTCCTAAAGCGGATATTCCACGCTCTAGTTTCAAGTGCCAATCTACTCATAAAACTACTTTCGATGCGGGCTATTTAATTCCCGTATATGTTGACGAAGTTCTCCCCGGAGATACGTTCAACTTAAACATGACAGCGTTTGCACGTCTGTCTACCCCACTTTATCCAATCATGGACAACATGGTGATGGATAGCTTCTTCTTCTTTGTGCCCAATCGTCTAATTTGGACTAACTGGCAAAAATTCATGGGGCAACAAGATAATCCTGGAGATTCAATTTCCTATGTCGTTCCACAACAGGTGTCACCCGCCGGTGGCTATGCTATCGGCTCATTGCAAGACTATATGGGCTTGCCTACTGTCGGCCAAGTAACTGCCGGCCAAACTGTATCTCATTGTGCCTTCTGGACACGTGGATACAATTTAATATGGAACGAATGGTTTAAAGACCAAAACCTACAAACGTCAGCCTTCGTAGATAAAGGCGATGGTCCTGACATAACTCCTTCAACGGCTTATACATTATTACGCCGTGGAAAACGTAAAGACTATTTCACATCAGCTTTACCATGGCCACAAAAAGGCCAATCTGTCTCATTACCTCTTGGCACATCTGCCCCAGTATATGGAACAGGAAAAACTCTCGGTTTAACCGATGGAACAACTTTAACCGGACTTGCTCGTGGTGCTTCTGTATTTATGCCATCAACTGGCTCTTACAACACAAACGTAGGATCAACTCCTTCAGGCACAGACGCAACTCCTTCTAAAACTTTAGGTGTAGTAACTTCAGGCGTATCAGGACTATATGCAGACCTATCTCAAGCAACTGCAGCAACAATTAACCAACTCCGTCAATCTTTTGCAATTCAAAGACTCTTGGAAAGAGACGCCCGTGGCGGTACTCGATATACTGAGATACTCCGCAGCCATTTTGGTGTCCACCCTATGGACAGTAGGCTTCAACGGCCGGAATACCTCGGTGGAGGCACGACTACTATCTCAATTAACCCGATTGCACAAACTTCGGGTACAGGTGTTACTGGCCAAACTACCCCTATCGCTACACTTAGTGCTATTGGTACTGCCTTGGCTCATAATCATGGCTTTACTCAATCGTTTGTTGAGCATGGCATCATAATCGGACTCGTTTCTGTACGTGCCGATTTAACTTATCAACAAGGACTTCATAAAATGTGGAATCGTTCCACACGTTATGACTTCTATTTCCCCGCCTTTGCACATCTAGGCGAACAATCAATTCTTAATCGTGAAATCTACGTTACTGGTAACTCTACAGACTCGGACGTATTCGGCTATCAAGAACGATGGGCAGAATACCGTTATAACCCTTCTAGAATTTCGGGTTTATTCCGTTCTACTGCAGCCGGAACATTAGATGGTTGGCATCTAGCCCAAAAATTTACAACATTGCCAACATTAGGCAATACATTCATCGAGGAAAGACCACCAGTCGATCGAGTTGTTGCCGTAGGTGCTCAAGCTAACGGCAAACAATTCATCTTTGATTCTTTCTTTGATGTTAAGAAAGCTAGACCTATGCCGATGTACTCTGTACCCGGCTTAATCGATCATTTCTAATATGGGATTCTTCGACTCTATTTCTAATGCAATCGGGGGATTATTTGATTCCTCCGTTAAAGACATTGGTAAAACACTATCAGCTGGCGAAGAACTTATCACTGATGCTGCTGATGCGACTGGAATTCCTTGGGGTTCTCTTGCAGATTTCGGGAAATCTATTGCATCCGGTGGTATTAACTATCTTGGACAACAAGGTGCTAATGCGACAAATATGGATATCGCACAAAACCAAATGAATTTCCAGGAAAGGATGTCTAACACTTCTTATCAACGTGCCGTTAAAGATCTTCAAGCTGCGGGACTTAACCCGATGTTAGCTTATTCCCAAGGGGGGGCTTCAACCCCCGCGGGAGCAACTACCTCTGTCCAATCAAAAACTGCTCCGGCAGTAAGTGCGTATCAAGCACAATCACTACAAGATGCACAAATTAAGCAGATCAATAGCCAAACGGCTTTGAATTCTGCACAAGCTTCTAAAACAGCTGCTGAAACTGCCGTAACACAGGCACAATTGCC